AAGCGATGCTTGGTGCGATTGGCCGCGCTATGTGTTGTTAGCACAACACCGGCAAGTGCCACAAAGAATGCAACTTATTCAATAGATCACTTAAAGCTTTATGCACATTCCAGATTGCTTGACGGCTGAAGTTGCATCTCTTACAAGCTGCGACAAGGTTGTCCGGATCATCTGAGCCCCCTCTAGCTACTGGGATCACATGGTCACAGGTCGTGGCATCTGCACCACACCAGAAGCATTGCCAACCATCGCGCTGGAGTATGCGAAGCCGTAGCTTCTTCCATTGTGTGCTGTTGCTTTTGCGTTGTGAATGTAGTGTCATCAATAGTAATTCCTTTCTTGATGGAACGACCATGCTTTACACATTGTCCGGTATCTGTTGTGCACATAGCGAATCGTTGCATCGATCTGACGATAAGGATCTAAGTCTCGATAATGCTTAGACCTCATTTGTCCTAAGCCAAAGTGTGAACCGTTGCGAGCGGTGTAAGACCACCGAGATTCCTTAGTGATGATTCGATTGAGACATTGGAATTCTTTATAGTCAAGCAATCTGGAATGTGCATAAAGCTTTAAGTGATCTATTGAATAAGTTGCATTCTTTGTGGCACTTGCCGGTGTTGTGCTAACAACACATAGCGCGGCCAATAGCACCAAGCATCGCTTGCGAGCTATCCGCCACAGCGGCTCGCCCACGAGCATGGAGCGTACCGAACGACGCAAATACATTTCAACATTGAGCGTAATCTTGGGCGTGTTCAACAGCCTGTGGATAAAGCCTGTGGATAACTTTCTCATTGTGTGAACCTCACAAGCATTGATGGAAATGGTGCAGCTGTTGGCGAATCACCGAATTTGAGACGACCTTTGATGAACTCCACATCACCTTGCATGCAATCATCATGAAACCATTTTGTGTCTGTTCTAGCTGGTAACAACATCACGACATTGGCTCCTTGCCTATAATGATTGACAGCGGCTTTTGTCCAATCTTTGATTACTCGGCCATACGGAGGATTAATCCAGACGCTATCGCCGTCCCATTCGGCAGATAAACCATCACGGCGGGATGGATCTACATGATCCAAGCCGAACCATTTATCACATAGATGATTCGATTGACTTGCTGCCGCATCGACATCAAAGCGATGTATCTCATTTATTCGTGACCACAATTCTTTCGGTGTGGCCCAATTGTCGGTTTTACTTTGTGGCATGTAGGCGGTCATTGCTTGCCCCATCCAGTACCTTTGAAAATGCTTGGAGTAGCTGACCAAATGCGTGTCATTGGGATGCCACAAGCCATGCAATTGCCAGCATCGACATCGCCATCAGCTTCGATTGCTCGATTGATGATCGCCATTGTGCCGCATTGATCGCACTTGAATTCATAAGTTGCCATCACTTAGCCCTTCAATCGGCATCATCGACGATCTTGATCCCAAATGTGCCACAGCTCATGCATTGAGCGAACCACTCATGCTCTGTTAATTCAGCACCTTTTTTCAATCCATGACGCTGTTTTGGCTTGCCGTACAGCTTGTGACAAATGGAGCAATCAAATAACAGTATGTGCATAAGAGCTCCTTAGTACGGTTTCAATCGGTTGCAGACTATTGACACCAATCCACCAAGAATCCTGATCGCTCTTCTTGTAACGATCGCGCTTGGCCATTGCAATGGGAATCCAGCCGGCGATGTAATAATCCGGATGCTTGCCCGTCACAAGGATTGCAACATCTGTGATTCGATCTGTTGGATACACAATCAAATGTCCATCGGCATACTTAGTCCATTTGACTTCAAGGCCATTGCCTACATCGGCGCGCTCTTTGCCCTTATTGTCGCTTGGATCGTATGGGATGCCGAAATACTTGGCCACAGCCCATTCAGAAGCTTTTGATTCGGCGATCTCAGCAACTTGCTCATGGAAGTTGAGTCGGCTGTTGTAATGCGGCGTGGCACCAATTTGATGGCCGGTCTGTGTTCGAGCTTTAAGAGCTGCAACATGACACATAGCAGCTTCAACATCATCAAGTTTGATTTTCATCGGCAATCACCACAAAACCAAATGATTTTGTCAGTTGAGTCATAGCCCTTTTGATAGCCGAATTTGTCGAATTTGCGTAGCTGTGAGCATTTGTCACATTGCTCGATTTTGTATTCTTCGACCACTTCGCCATCGATCATCAAGCGTGCTGTCATTGTCTGTGGATTGATAAACTCCAAGAAGTCAGCCATGATCACACCTGTGGCTTCCACTTGCCATCACTTGCCAATACATACCAACGCGGCACACATTGAGAAGCTTTGGTGCGCTCTGTGCAGAAATAGCCGCCCCAATTCTTAGGCGCGCCGTCCTTTGCTTGCTTCCAAATCATGTGCCCGTGTGCACATTCCGGCGCAGCTTCGATCAGCTGGCCACCGAGTTGCTTGGCAATTTCATCCATCGATGATCCAAATGACGGGATGCCAGTTTGCTCAGCTTCTTCCGCTGTTTTGTAACTTGGCACATCACCGAATTTGGTTGTCCAATAATCATGCTCCTGGGCTATGTCAGCGGTTGCAACTTTTGTGCTCATTGATTCAACCTGTTGCATCGTCTCTTTTGTGCTCTTTTCAGCACCGCCCATGACCAATGCCATGACGCGCATCAAAGCTGATGTCGTCGTATCTTCAACCATCCATCGCTTCATGTTTGCATTAAAAGCTGCCAAATAGCCGTATGCATAATCGATACCGGCTGGCTCTGTCTCTTCTTGATTGCGCCATGCTTTTGCTTGTACAAGCACATAGCCCTTTTCCGCATTGAACTCAATGATGTGCGCTTCAAGTCTGCCTTGAGGAAATGTAGCAATCCAGCGATCTGTGCGCTCTTTGTTGCCTTCGTAATTGTCGAGAAATCCCATCACTTCACCTCGTTGTTGAGCTGTGAAATGTGGCGTGTGACGGCTCGGCCTCGGCGATAGCCCTCACGCTGGCCTTCACGATAGCCAACCGAATAACTGCTGACAGCCCACAAAAGTGCTGCGATCGACATTGCGACCACAATTGATAATTCATTCATTGCATTGCTCCCGAATCTGAGAGCTACTGTGCTTCGCTCCCACGATAAGAGTGAAGCAATAGTCACGCAAGGTCAAGAATCAGGCGTGATTTTGGGCGTGTCGGTTGGCGGTTTTGGCTTTGACTTCAATCCATTTCCAGCAAGTACGCCACCAAGCGAACCGGTCAAGAAGATTGCCAATGTTTTCAAAAGATCGATGAAAGCTGCATCATTGGGAGCTTGTGCAGAAATTGGTTGTGTCACAAAGATCAGCGCATAAGTGATGCCAATTGTGACAATAAGAAAAACCATTGCCAGCGTTGTGCCAATGATCAAGATCAGCTGTGCATGTATCTCTTCAGGGCTGCGGCGTCGGTGTGGGCGTTGTGAGTAATGTTCCAATGACATCGCTAGTGCAGACTCCCAACGGGATGCATTCCGGTTTTTGGCATTCCGGCGATTCCCAATTTTTGAATTCTTGGCATTCATACCTTGTCCATCCCTGATAACCACATGACGAGAGCGATAATGCAAGTGCCCAAATCATCGCTCCCGTCAGTAGTTTTCGGATCATTTCCCCGTTAATCCGAAAGCTATGTCCTTTGGATTCAACCATCGTAAAATTACGGGCAAAACAGCCGCGAGACCAGCCATGCCGATAGTTTTCGGATCGCTTTCGCCAGCCATAAAAACAGCAAGCGCAGCTGCGAGAAAACTACGAGCCCAGCTTGCGAGTAATGCTTTTGATTTTTCCATCTTTGACCTCTTTCTTCGGCTTTGTTGCCGATTCTTTTGGAGCTTCGACGATTGGAAAATCGCCCTTGTATGGTACGAATTTGGGTCTGCCAAATCCGACCACTTCTTTTCCGCTCCCGAAAGCGCGAACCTTCACCATGACCATTCCGCCATTGCGCTGATCGCCTGTGCCTGATGTGTTGCCTTCAATTGTCGTGACGGTCTTGCCTTCTACTCCGACAACAATTCCAATGTGTGAAATGCGATCCACGCCGTCATGTGGAAAATCCATGAATGCAAGATCGCCAATTTGTGGATCAGATTCATGCCAGCGTGATACTTCTTTGAGCTTGTGTGCGCCCATTGCTGTGCTCACCATTGATGGCAGCTTTACGCCGGAATTGTGGAAGCACCAATTGACGAAACTTCCGCACCACGGCAATCCATCGGCTTTTGTAAATTTGCCGTATTTGGTCAGGTTGTCGCCTTCTTCAATTGTGCCTACTTCTTGCAATGCTACTTCGACAACGCGAGCAGCTGTGCCTTCGGGATAGTTACTCATAAAAACTGACAGGATTCAATTCGGCAATTTCTTCCTCTGTCATTTCACGCTCGATAATTTCATTTGTTTCAGTATCATGGATTTTGATTATTGGTTTTGACATTATTTAACTCCGTATAATGTATAAGTTCCGCTTGTAAAGTTTCCGCCACTTGGCAGCATTGTTAAACTCGTGATTGCTGGAGTTTGGTTGTAAACAAGTGTTTGATCTGAATAATAATTTGTTCCACCAGAATCAGTAATAGCAAAAGACGAACCAGTTTTATAACCTGCTGTTTTTGTGTAATTGAATAGATCGATAACTATTGTTCCCGTATCTGTGCTATTTGCTTGTGCGTTGCTAACCTGCCATCCCGTAGAATTGAAAGAGTATGAGCTAGAACCAACTGTGCCATTAAAATATCTATTCGAGCCATTATCAGCATTGACTCTTATATAAAATGATGCACCATCCGTTGCAGGTTTGAAATTGCTGATCGTAAGTTGCAAATGTATGTAACTTCCGCTGATACTCGATAAAACGACAGATGCACCAGACAACGATCCAGTTGCTAAAGATGTCATGCCACCAGCTGAAGGCGTAGCCCAAGCCAAACCTGTTGCAGCTGTGGAGTCTGCCGTTAAAACTTGGCCATTGGTTCCGACTCCTAATCGAGCAGGTGTATCAGCTGCACTAGCAGCAATTATGTCACCTTTTGCATCCACAATAGAATTTGGAACAGCGGCATTTGCTAAATCATAGGCAGACTTGACCGCGCTTGCTGTTGCTGCCAAACTTGTAGATGTGCTTGATGTGGATGTGGATAATTGCACCGCACCTTTGTTCGATGTCGTTGCATCAAGAATTCCAATAGTTACATCGCCGGATGTACCACCACCGGTCAGCGGTGAGGATGCTGTAACGGCTGTAATGTCGCCGACATCGTTAGTAATCCATGTGTAATCTAAATCTGTGTTAGAAGCTTTCGCAAGCACTTGGCCTGTTGTGCCACCTTTAAGATCAACAAATTGCGTGTCAATGGATGTGCCAAGAGCGGCAATCGCCGTTGCGCCATCCTTAACCAAATCTGTCGATTGTGGAACTGGAAAATTAAAATTAGGAGTTACCGTCGCCATTTATGCCACCGATCCTGTTGCGTCTTCCCATGTGAGTGTGTTGCTGATTGTATTCCAATACTCACTCGCCGACACTTGATTCCATCGGAGTGTCACTTGTGAGAATTCGATTGGTGAAGCGTTGATGACCACCGATAAAGCGTTGTAAGAAGCTCGAAAAGTCCAGCCCTCGACATAGCCTTGAAAGGTTGAATCAACAATGTTTAATGGCAGATTTTCGATCTGCAAAGGCAAGCCCATGAAAATGTTGAGCAGCGCATCGCGGTCGCTGTCATCGATTTCCGGTGATCCCAATGGGAATTCGATTGAGTCGAAGAACGCTTGCGGATAAGCCTTCAGCTGTAAGCGTCGATCGGCTACCGATCCAGCCTGTGTTGCATCGTGCAGATTGGTGTCAAAGATTTCGGCAAATCTGCCGTATTGAGCAATTGAAGCTGCATCGCTTCGATCAAGCTTTGAGCTGTTGCCGTAGTTTAAAGTGATGTAATTGCGAACATCGCCCGAGCGCGTAATCGAGCGCAAGCCCACGCCAATGGCTTGATTTGCTGAGATTGTCGTGTATCCGTTAGCTGCAAGATAAGTCTGTCGATGGAGAGCGTCGGCATAGCCGATTCGGCCCGATGAATCCTCAAAGAGATAACCGAGTCCGGATTCTGCAATCTGTGAAGCGATTGTGTAACTTGAAACAGGATCGGCAGCTCGGGCAATCATTTCGTATTGCCCAGGCTGATCGACTTCACCAAGTCCAACATTTTCAGCATTTGCCCAAGTAGTCGTCGGATTGTAGTCATACCAAATAAGAGCCGGAGCAACTTCATTCCAGTTGTTCAAAAGTAAATCGGATAAAATGTTGTAAATCTGTGTACCGTCATAAGCTTTGGCAAGTGCCAATTCCCAGTTGGCGCGGGCAACCTTTGACAATGCGCCAAGAGCTGTAATGCGAGCTGTTGTGACATTGCCAATCGATCCGGATGATTGCACCGAGATTTCAAGGTCTGAAATAAATCCGCCATACAAGTCCACAAAAGCACCTGATGAATCCTTGATAGAAATCAAAATATAAGAATTAACCGTGAACGGATAACTAATGTTGTCAAAGTTAATGAGCTCCAAATAACCGTATCCGGCCACCGGCTGTTCATAGATCGATGTGCGCCCTGAAGTAATGTTGAGATTTGCCAGCGTGGATGAGCTGTAATCAATTGTGTCGATCAGGATTCGCCATTCTGGCTGCCAAAGCGTCATGATGCAAATGCACCTGCGCCCAATGTGCCGCGATAGGTCGAATTGTTCAAAATGTTGATAATCGTGCGCGCCGTTCCTTCAGGATCAATTGCGCCATTCACGGTGATGTTATAGGTCGATCCACCGCCGCCACCGCCTAAGCGATGATTTGGGATGATTGTGCCGCTGCTTGATGGCGTAAAGAGCTCAGGGCCGCGCTCGCCGACCATGTAAGTCGTACCGCCAGACACAGGGCCACCAGCTGCGCGACCGCCGCCAAAGATTCGATCAATGACACCTGAAATGCCTGAGACCACCGGATTGTTTTTTACGAGATTGATGAATTCTCTGACCTTGCCAATGACATCGTCAAAGAAATTGACGAGCTTTGAAACACCGCTAATTACAGCCGCAATGGCTGTGCCGACAACTTCAAATGCAACTTTGAGAACCGTGCCGATTGCTGGCCCGAGATTGTCGCGAACAAATCCAGCAACATTCTTAAACAATGTGAATAATGGAGCTAGATCATCGCTATTGGCATTGACGGCATCTTTGATTTTATTCCATGCGTTTGATAAACCGGAAAGAGCTGGCCCGAAAACATTTGCCAAAAATGGCACGACATAATCGATTAAATAACTGTAAAGAGCCTTGAAAGCCGGAATTACAAAATCTGTCAAAATGCCTTTGATGGCATTTAACGGATCTTTTAAATCTTTGCCAAGTGAATCAGACATCTTTGAAAGTGCTGGGATTACCTTGTCCACAAAGCCTGAGACAAGCGGCGTGATGGCATCCAGAATAAATCCGCCGACGGTCTCTTTGCCTTCATCAAAAGCTTGTGACAATCGAGCCATTTTGCCTTGAAATGTGTCAGCCTTAGCCGATGCCTGATTTTCAAAAGTATCGCCAAGCTTCTTTGTGATCTCGTCCATTGAAAGCGTTTTGAGCTGTGCGGCTGATAATCCCACGCCAAGCTTTGCCAAAGAGGCTGTGTTGCCTTCCTGTGCCTTTGCAAGAGCGTTTGTGACGGCTTCGAGCGACTTACCGCTACCGGCTGAAATGTCAAGAGCTAATGTTTGAAGCTTTGTTGCTTGATCAACATCCCCCGTTGCGCGCGCCAACCGCTCTAGCGATGGCCTCAAATCTGTGTCGGTTACACCAAAAGCAAGCGCACAGCTTCAGCAATAGCCGCGCGCCTTGTGCCAGCTGGAATCCCAATCACAGACATTGATGGTGCGCTTTATAGCCAAGCTTGCGATGAGTTATTGGGAGCGATTACATCGAAGAGATTGCGTCACAAAAATCAGACAGAATTATCCAAGCAGATTTTATCAGCTGCGCGATTACCTTTTGGGGATGGTGGTTGGACTATCGGAAGAAGAGCGTCACAAACAACCGTGACCGCTTGCGTGGCAACAGCTCTTGTCACACATTTTGCGACACGCCCAGAGACGGAGATTGACATCCTAGTGGGCTGACCGTATAAGTCGCGCGAGAATTAGCGCATGGGATTTCGTGATCTATTTGTACCGGCGGCGATCACCGCTGCACCGGCGCAGACAACAAACGACATTGAAGCTTCAATTGCGCCGTATTATGCCGAGCAATCAAATCTGTTTTTTGCTGGCATAGCACAGGCATCACGAGCTGAAGCAATGAGCGTGCCTACATGCGCGCGTGCACTTGGCATTATCCAAACAATTGCGTCATTACCGATGCACACTCGCAATACAGCGACAGGCGAAAAGGTTGCTCAACCGCGTGTGATTAATCAGCCTGATCCAAGAATTCCGGGAGTTACATTTTGGAGCTGGATCATTTCTGATCTTTTCTTTTTCCCGAGCGCGTATGCTCTTGTCACAGAGCGTTATGCAGACACCGGCAAAATCCGAGCAATGGAGCGCATCGCACCTGAGCGAATTTCCATCACAACAAATGCCAACGGCACAGAGATTGATTCTTATGCCATCGACGGCAAGTATGTTGATCCAAATTTCCTTGTCGTATTTGCTGGCACACAAGAAGGCTTGCTTTCACGCGCTGGCCGAACAATCCGTGCTGCCGCAGCTCTTGAAAAGGCTGCAATGAATTTTGCTGTTGAGCCAATTCCGCAAATGGTTTTGAAATCAAATGGCACATCACTTCCAGCAGATCGCGTTGCAAAATTGCTATCGGCTTGGCGTACAGCTCGTGCAAATAAATCAACAGCATTTCTCAATGCAGATGTAACGCTTGAAACACTTGGTTTTGATCCAAAATCGATTCAGCTCAATGAAGCTCGCAACTATGTCGCTTTAGAATTGTCACGCGCTTGTGGCTTGCCGGCATACTTCACAGATTCACAACAATCTTCATTTACTTATTCAAACGCGCTTGATAAGCGTCGCGACCTGGTGGATTTTGCTTTTAGAAATTACATGAGCATCATTGAAGAGCGATTGTCATTTCAGGATTTCACACCGCTTGGAAATGAAGTGAAATTTGATCTTGACGATTTCTTGCGTGGCAATCCTTATGAGCGCGCGCAGGTTTATGAAATCTTAAATCGAATCGGCGCAATGTCGATCGATGAAATCCGCGAGGAAGAGGACATGTTGCTATGAAAATCACAACACCAATGACAATCACAGCGGCGGATTCAAACGCTCGCACAATTAGCGGCCGCATCGTTGCATTTGAAGAAGTCGCAAATGCATCAACCGGCAGAGTTGTTTTCGCAAAGGGATCTGTTGTGCCGACCGATGTGAAATTGAATCTTGAACACGATCGCACTCGACCAATTGGCAAAACACTTTCAATGTCTGTCAATGATGATTCGATTGACGCGACATTTAAGATTGCCAATACGACATCAGGCTCAGATGCACTTGAAGAGGCAATGTCCGGATTACGCGACGGCTTCTCAATTGAATTGGCCGTTGATGAATACACAATGGAAAAGGACGGCACAATGCGCGTCTTAGCAGGAGAAATGACAGGCGTTGCACTTGTAACAGAGCCAGCGGTGCGATCTGCTCGCGTGTCTGAAGTAGCTGCAACAGAGGCCGAAGAGCCTGAAGATTCTGATTCGACAAGCGATTCAGAGGAAACACCAACAACAGAAGGAGACGAAGTGGACAACACCGTCACAAACGCGGATACCGTCGAGACGGTTGAAGCTGCTCAGTCAGTAACAGCAAGCGCAAAGCCAGCTGTCGGCGGATGGACTTCAAAGCCACGCTTGGAGTTCACAGCTGTGAAATTGCTTGAAAACACAATCAAAGCATCACTTGGCGATGAAGATGCTCGTCAGTATGTATTGGCCGCGGCAGATACATCGGACAATGCAGGTCTTGTGCCTACACGCCAGCTCACAACCGTGATCAATGGCCTTGCAAATACAACAAGAAGCAACATTGATGCCATCAGCCGTGGCGCATTGCCTGACGCTGGAATGAGCTTTGAAATTCCAAAGATCACACAGCTTCCAAGCGTTGCCGTAACTTCAGAGGCAGGCACACCATCAGAGACAGATCAGAATTCTGCATTTGTCACAGTTGATGTCAAGAAGTATGCAGGACAGCAGACATTTTCTGTTGAATTGCTAGATCGCTCAAATCCACTCTTTATGACAGAGCTCATGAACAATTTGGCTGCACAGTACGCAAAGGCAACAGATACAGCGGTGAATGCTGCATTGATCGCCGGCGCAACAGCTGACGGCACAACAACAACAACTTATCCAACGGCTTCAGAGCTTCTTGGCGTTGTTGCTCGCGGTGCAGCTTCTGTCTATTCAAACACAGCCGGCTTTGCTCGTAACATCATCATGAATACGAGCCAATGGTCAAATGTGATGACACTTAACGACGGCGGACGCCCTATCTATAACGCACAAGTTCCATCAAATGCCGGTGGTGTAGCTGCTCCAACTTCTGTTCGCGGAAATGTTGCAGGACTTGATCTTTATGTAACAGCTAACACAGCGGCTGGCACAGACACAGACGGTTCAATTTTGATCGTCAATCCTGACAGCTACACATGGTATGAGGGGCCTACTTATCAGCTGCGCGCTGATGTAATCGCTTCAGGTCAGGTGTCAATCTTGATGTACGGCTATGGCGCAATTGCGACCAAGATCGGCGCCGGCGCATTCAAGAACAACAAGGCGTAATCGCCACAAACTAATCATGGCCTAGTTCGCTCCCGAGCTAGGCCAGCCGTAGAAGGGAAGAGCTCATGCCATCCGTTATCACAGCTGCACAGTTGCGAAGTGTTCTAGGCGTGAGCTCTTCTCTCTACAATGACGCGTATCTTGAACAAATCATTGATTCGGGAGAAGCTGTTATTTTGCCGCTTCTTGTAGCAAATCAAGTCGCGGTTGATGCTTACGAGCTCAAAGACAATGTGGCGTATTTCTACACAGCGAGATTGCATGATTTTGTCATTGGTCAATCAATTGTTGTTGCTGGATTGCCAGCACCATTTTCAGCAACATTCACCGTGACAAAGATTGGCGATTATTACTTCACCGCAGCTCTTACAAACGCCGATGTGACAAAGCGCGCAATCGTGCCAAATGGCACAGCGACTCTTTCCGGCTATGGCGCGGCAACACTTTATGCAGCAAATCCGGCCATCGAATCAGCGATGTATGCCGTGTGCATTGAAATTTTCCAAAGCCGAATCGCTGCCGGTGGGCAGATCGAAGGCGTTGATTTTTCCGCCACTCCATACAGAATGGGCCGCAGCTTGACCAATCGCGTGTCGGCATTGCTTCAGCCGTATCTTGATGTCGAAACGATTTGCCAATAATGCCAGCGTCATCAATTGCCGTTGATGTTCGCGGAGCCCTTAAAACAGCAATCACATCCGTTGCTGCAAATGTTTATGATTCCGTGCCGGAATCGCCGATGGTTCCATTTGCCGCCGTCGTGCCATCTGCGCCGTATCTCGAAACAGTTTTGATTGGCAAATCTTCGGTCAAAGTAAAAGTCAATCTTGTCATCACAGTTGGCGTTGCGATGTATTCCAACGCGGCAGCACTCGACAACATCGAGCAGCTCACAATCAGCATTTTGGCGGCATTGCCGGCAAATTACACATTGGGAAATGTGTCAAATCCAATTCCTGTCCAAATAGGAGCGTCAGAGATTCTTGCTTGCGAGATCGAAGTCTCGACCTATTACACACAAACAAACTAAGGAGAAATACTGTGCCAACGACCGTCATAACTGGACGCGATCTCGTATTGACGATCGCGACAGTAAACTACGACGCACAAGCAACAAGCGTCACTCTTACAAACGAACACACAATTGAGACATACCAAACTTTGGACGGCCGTGCCTACAAAGCGATCGATGACAGCTGGACGCTGGATGTTGAAATGCTTGCAGATTGGGGCGCGACAGGTTCACTTTGCGAATCACTTTGGTCAGCTTGCGAAAGTGCGCCAAATACAACACTTGCTGCATCAATTACAGCTGCAACAGGAGCGGTGTTCGCTTGCAACATTTTGCCTGTATTCCCAAGCGTGGGCGGAACAGCTCCGGGAGCGCAGACAGTTACACTTTCATTTCAAGTAGTTGGAACACCAACAGAGACATTCAGCTAAGAAACAGAATCGGGAGCAAAAATGAAACTAAGCATCACAATTGAATACTTCTCAGGGGAGTCGGCGACTTATCTCGCCGCTCCACCTGAGTGGGCAAAGTGGGAATCTAAATTCGGCAAAACTATCCAGCAAGCCGATTCAATGGGAGTCAGCGATCTGCTCTTTTTGGCATACAACGCCATGAAGCGCGAAGCTGCCGGAAAGGCCGTCAAGCCTTACGAAATTTGGATCGAAACCGTTGCGGATGTAGAGGCTGGATCGGATAGCCCAAAAGTTATCCCGTCGGAAGCCTAAATCGACTCATTGTCGAGCTTGCCATCGCGACTCACATTCCGATGGAAAGTTGGCAGACGGCGGAACAGATTTTGACAGCAATCGAGATTTTGGAGAAACAAAATGGCAGGTAAGCGCGGTGTGTACAGCATCGAAGTCGAACCAGCCGAGTTGCGGAATCTAATTCAAACTCTCAACAAGCTTGACAAAGAAACTCAGAATGTCGTTCGCGATAAGGCTTTCGGATTGTCTCAACGCCTTGCCGGACAATTGATGATGTTTTCACATTCTGCACCGGCACCGCAAACAAAGCTTGTCGCTCAAACAATTGCTGCAAAACGCGATCGATTGATCCGCGTCGATGTCGGTGGCCCAAAGAAGGTCGGCCGAAAGTACGGCGGAGAAGCTAGCAAGAGCGGTAAGGGAAACAAAGTGCGGCAAAATGCTGCGCCAGCCGGTGCATTGTTATGGGGCACAGAATACGGATCAGGCCCGGGCGTGGATTCGATTGGTCGTGCTTACACAAACCGATTCAAAGCACCGCGAAACAAACGCGGCTATTGGATCACTCCGGCTGTTGATTTCTACACACCAATTGTTGCCAAAGAATACATCTCGATGATTCAAGGCGTGATCAATGATTTGAGGTTGGATTGATGGCCGGTATTCCAAAAGTAAAAATCACCTTTGATGCTGACTTTGATGAACTCAAAAAGGGAGTCAAAGGCGCGGAAAATGAAGTCTCAGGATTTTCAGACAAGATTGGAAAATTTGGAAAGGTAGCAGCTGCGGCTTTTGCCGCTGCGTCCGTTGCTGCCGTTGCCTACGCTGGCAAGCTTGCCGTCGATGGCGTGAAGTCTGCGATTGCTGATGAAGCCGCTCAAAAGAAGCTTCAGCTCACATTACAAAATGTTACCGGAGCAACCGACGCACAAGTAAAAGCGACCGAGCAATACATAACCAAAACTCAGCTTGCTTTTGGCGTTACCGACACAGATTTGAGGCCATCGCTAGAGCGGTTAGCGCGCGCCACGGGGGATGTTGATCGAGCAACAAAGCTTCAGGCATTAGCTCTTGACATTTCAGCCGGTAGCGGTAAGTCACTTGAAGCCGTCACAAATGCTCTTGCAAAGGCACAGGAAGGCAACACAGCCTCTTTGGCAAAGCTTGGCGTGGGATTATCAGCCGCACAGCTCAAAACGCTTTCGATGGACGAAATCACAAAGAAGCTTGCAGATACCTTTGAAAATCAGGCATCGGCTAAGGCTGACACATTTCAAGGCAAAATGGCTCGATTGTCACAAGCTTTTGATGAAGGCAAAGAGACCGTCGGCGGATTTATTCTCGATGCGATCACGCCGCTTGTCTCAGGCTTTGTGGACAAGGTAATCCCAGCACTTTCAAAGATGTCTGATTCACTTGGCAAAGATTTGAAAGATCCATTGAATGCCGTCAAAGGCATTTTGACAGATTTTGTGATTCCGGCTTTCAAAGCTCTTTACAGTTATTTAATCGATTATGTCGTGCCATTCTTTGCAAGTGTTTTCGGCCCAGCGATCAAGGGCATTTCAAATGCTTTCAACACCGTCAGCAAAGCAATCACAGACAATGAAGCAGATTTGCAACCGCTTTTCTCATTGTTCAAAAGCGTTGCTGGATTCGTTCGCGACAATCTCGGGCCAGCAATCGGCACGGTTCTCAAAGTTGCATTTGAAGTTGTTGGCACAGCCATCTCAGCTGTAATTCGCGGCGTTTCAAATCTTGTTGGATTCTTCGATGATGTCATTGGCAAGGTCAGAGAATTCATCAATCTCGTAAAAAACAATCCTGTGGTCTCAGGCATTTCAAGTGTCATTGATCGAATCTTTGGCGGCGGTCGCGCAGCTGGTGGCCCTGTGTCGGGCGGTACGACTTACATGGTCGGCGAGCGCGGCCCTGAGCTCTTTACGCCATCAAGCAGCGGCACAATCATCCCAAATCATCGCTTAGGCGGTGGCGGCGGTGGATCGACCTATAACATCACCGTGAATGGCGCAATTGATCCTGAAGGCACGGCGCGCACGATTATCAACATTTTGAACAATTCGACCTATCGCGGCACATTGGGCGCAGGTGCATTTGCATCATGACGCTTTGGCAGCCCGAATGGCGAATCCTGATCGACACAATTGATTACAGCTCATCAACGCTGGCAAATCTCAACATTACTTCAGGGCGCACATCCATTTATGAACAGCCGGTGGCCGGTTATGGTTATGTAGAGCTCATTAATTTCGACAACACTAACTATCCATTCACCGTTGGTGCTGACATCTTGATTTCCATCAAGGATTCATCCGGCACTTTTGTGGACTTGTACGGTGGATTTATCTCAGATCTTGAAATCTCGGTGCAATCATCCGGATCGATTGGCTATGTCACAACAGCTCGCATCACAGCTCTTGGAGCATTGTCAAAGCTTGCCCGAGCAAACTGGGAATTGGCACTTGCCAAAGCTTATGACGGCACACAGGTTTACAAGATTTTATCTGATCTGCTTTTGAACAATTGGAATGAAGTCGCGCCAGCTCTTACATGGTATGACTACAATCCAACAACGACATGGGCAAATGCTGAAAATGTTGGTCTTGGTGAGATCGATCAGCCTGGACAATACGAAATGGTGGCCCGATCTGCCGATCCTGTTTCAAGTTACACACTAGCTTCACAGATTGCAGAATCTGGACTCGGTTATCTCTTTGAAGATTCATCAGGCCGGATTGGCTATGCCGACGCTCTCCATCGACAGACTTATCTTGCAGCTAACGGATACACAACAATCTCAGCAAATCAAGCCATTGGCGTGGGCTTGCGCTCGGTCACGCGTTCGGGCGATGTTCGAAATTACATCACTTTGAACTACGGCAACAGCTCAAAGCTTGATCGAAGCGATGCATCTTCAATTGCTGAATACGGCAAATTTGCCGAAATCTTTGACACCAATCTGCACGATGCAACACAGGCTGGATTGGTAGCCGATCGACGCTTACAGCTGAAGGCTTATCCGCAAGCGTTCTTTGACTCAATCGAATTCCCATTGGGATCACCAGAAATTGACGACAGCGACCGCGATGCGCTGCTCAATGTTTTCATGGGCTTGCCATTGCAGATCGAAAATCTGCCAATCAACATCGTGGATTCGACCTTTCAAGGCTATGTCGAGGGCTGGACTTTCAGAGCTTCTTACAACGCTTTGTCGGTCGTAATCAACGCTTCACCAATTGAATTCTCACAAGTAACACTCCGATGGAATCAAGTGTCTGCAAGTGAGAGATGGAATACACTCAGCCCTACAC